TTACTGCCGGTGCTGCCGCGCCTCCCGCTGTCCCACCTTCAACCACAACCGTTCCACCACTACCAGTCCCGCCATCATTCCACAATGGCTTGACTGCCCAAAATAACATTTGGATCAAGCTGTTCATTTTAAAGCTCCTTGTTTTTTATAAAGCGTTATATACGTCGCCATCTGAGCCTGTAAGGTCGATGGTTTTTGTTCTTCCGTGCACTTCAGTGAGACGCTCCAAGCACTTCTTCGCGTTTGCTTCTGTAATTACTCTTCGATCCCAAAAAGCTGAGCCCATATTTCCGTTAATTTTATCTAGGGCAATTTTCGCCTGCGCCTGAGTTATAGAAGCCGTGGCCATCTTTAAAGCTCCTTCTGCTTTGCTACTTCTGCGACCTGTTCGGGTGAGAATTCGAGAAGCGTCTTCAAGGTCGCAAGAACTTGACGCTTCCCGTGAAACATTAAAATCCGGTCTTTATCTTCTTCATGAAAATCAAACCAACCGCATAACTCTTCTAAGAATTTCATAACAATTGGTTCTGAGATTGGGTTTGCTCGCAACATAGTCTGAATCGCTTTTACTTCCCTGGGGTCAGATAAATTCATTCTTTCTTACCCGACTCATTTGCTTTGGCAAAGCCAGCCGCAGCACTACCCGCGTCTTTCGCTATTTGAGCACCACCTGCAACCTGCATCATCTTCTGTTGCTCGACCGCAGCTTGAGCCCTACCTTCTCGGATCTTTTTAATCTCCACATCGTCTCTCAAGACCTGAACCGGTGCTCCGGTAATTGCCCACGCTTCATTCACTACCTTATCGGAATCAACCTTATCCAATACTTCAGGTGAGAATTGAGCTAGTTGACCTACCAGCGTAAGCCCGTTAATCAAGGCATTCATTTCGGATCGTTTTTGAGCTTGAGCGAGCACGCTGATAGATTCGATTTCAAAGCCAGGGTCTTCCAACATTTCATCTGGGAGATCAGGAAGTCTGCCTTTGCGATAAAGGATACCAATGGTTCTAAGGATAACTGGATTTGTGACTTCAGAGATTGCGCGGCCAACTGCTGGCCCGAGCAATGTCATCTTCTCGTTAATCCGCTCCATCACTTCTGGATTATTCATTTTCTTTGTGAGCGAATTAAACATCATGAAGGCGTCGTTAAACATTAAGCTTTTTACTTGATTGGAATAATATTCCACGGCAGCAAGCCCAGCTTGAGGATCACCACTATTTCCAAACGGGAACATTTGGCTGTTATTCTGCATCTTTGTTGGATTGTAATAATTAACCGCTCTTGGATTCATGTTGAGAGGCATGATGAATGCGTTCTGCGGAAGAGCAATGGGAGGATCAGTATGTTTCATCATGCTTCGGAGATTAGTCTTTGCAATCGCGTTCAGCATGCGAGCGAAGGGCAAAGCTTTCATCGCCGGTGAATAGCCCCAGGGAGTGCCAGGTCTTTTATCGAACCGATAGCACATAGCCGGGAATTCATGATAACCAGACTCTTCAACAATTGTTCGTCCTTTAACGTCAATCCAACTTGCCTCAATTGGTAAATTCTTTTTGTCTTGCTTTTGGATCTCACGAATATTGCGCTTTGAGACATATAGTAGGAATTTGTGTTTCTGTTTTGTTTTCCCATTCTTTAGCTCCTGCTGCATATCAGTCGAGAGCGCTTCAACTCCCCAACGACTAGCAGCTTGCTCAACCGTGTATTCGAATTCGAAGAAGTAAGACACCACTTTCCCCTTCGCGTCTTCAACCACAACAGCCTGACCAATTGGGATATTTGAGAAGAAAATGTCTTCCGTCACATCCTCTTCTTCAAAGAGAAGCCCAGTTCCCATGATTCCACTCGATTTATAATTCGGGAACATCTGGGAATAGAAGTTTGACCTATCAAGAGCGTAATTAACTTCCTCTGTTACCGCTTCAAGGAAATCGGCAATCTCTTTATTCTCACTGAAATTAGGATTCTTATGGCGGAGTCTGAACCATTTGCTGGATGGAGGGGTGAGGTAATTCATGAATCCAGAAGCAAGCACATCGCCAGCGTCTAGAGTCGTGGCGTCCCAGAGGTATGTGGGATCAAGCTCGCTTCCTGGTGAGTACGATTTATTTACATTCGATGCTTCAATGTAAAAATAATCATGCAGAATCTGCCAATAGCCTTCGAAATTCTTACGAGCAGAAAGCTCGAGTTCGTACTTCTCGATTAACTCGTCGGCTCTTGGCTTTGATGCTGGCTTGATTTCTTGCTCTTTAGAATATTGCATACGAAGTCCTTTAACTTATTAAAGATATTAGGCACGGTTGCATCAAATACTTGTGGCTCAATTATCACTTGGTCTGACTGTTGTTCTGGCCTTTGAATAATCACGGGCTTTGCAACATATCCCCGCTTTTTGTTGTATTTACTCTTTGGGTTTGATTTAGAAGCTCTCCCCATTACTGACCGGTTAAAGTCTTGCGTGTAATATCCGCTTCTCCTGAAACTCCAAGCGGATTTGTGAATACTGTTCTAGTTGCCGCAGCTCTTCGCTTCTTTACTTGATCATCGGCTTTGGCTGAAGAATCCTCAATCTGAGGCGGAGGTGGAGGTGGTAATGGTGCCGGAGGCGGAGGAGGAGAGCTGTTACCACCACCACCACCAAAAATAGAACTAAAGATTCCCATGATTACTTCTCCTTAAGTTAAGAACATTCCATTCTGGGTTATCGTATTTGATCTGAAATCCTAGTCTTTCGCAGACTTTCTTTGCTGCGCGATTCGAAGTTGGGTGCATCGTATAAATCTCTTTTTCAAAAGGATGATTTTGAAAGAACCAATCAACCACAAGCCGACCGGATCTAAAGCTGAAATCTCCAAGTCTATTGTCGTGCTCATTATTCTTGTAAGCATCAAGAGTCCACCACTGGGTTGTATTCACCAAATGGAACATAAAAATAACTCCGCCAATATCTCCATTTGACATCCCAATCCAGACATATTTGATTAGCTCCATGCCCTTAATAACTTGCTCAGTGGGAGTTTTGTTGTATCTATCACCCATCGCAAATTTAAGAATCAATTCTTTGGATTCTTTAAGCGTGCTCGGAATAAGAGTAATATCTCCATCCTTCAAGACTTCCATCTCAGAGAATATTGGTTCACCCGTAGCATCAAGAATCATCGGACGCCTGCAATGTCGTAGAGCGAACCAGCTTGTGCCGGTTGATAAACGCTTGGCTGATATTGCTTAGCCTGCTTCTCTTGGACTTGTTCCATGAGACTAGCAGCCATGAAGAGAGCATCAGCAAAGTTGGGAGACTTAATTCCCTCTTTACGCATTTTGTCTTTCGAGACAAGCAAGCGTCTTTGATTGTGGTCAAAGGTATATTTCACGGTCTGAAGCTCATCAATCAATCTTTGATCTTTGACGTGCAAAAAGCCTTTCATGAAGTAATCAAGCCCTCTGCCTTTTGAGAGTGTGTCAAAAGGGCCAGCTCCGATTCCATCTTCGTCGACCGCAGCAAGGTCAACACCTTGTTCATTCGAGATCTGGAGGATGCGGCCAGTGGTATAGTTTAAGTCTTTGTGGTCCCATTCTTCTGAGAATACTTCTTCCCAGTGAAGGGCGCCTGTCTGTTGTAGGACATAGCCTACGCACTTATCGTCACCATAGCGCGCAATATCAAAGCCGGCTACACGAAGTCCATAACCTTCTTGTGGAATATGCAGATTCTTTTTGCAGTTCAAAATCTCTTCAAGCGAGAATACAGAATCCTCAGATTGATCCAAGGGTTCACCAAGCCAGATATGCTTGTAATCCTTCTCGCTCATTCTCTTGCAAGCTGCAGCCTCATTCTTTAAAGCCTCAGTGCAGAATTGATTCTCGTCAAAGTTAATCTGGATATGCAAGCAATCTTCACGGCCTCTTAAGAAATTAAATACCGGATCATTAGTGACGTGCCTATTCATCGAGAAGAATATCTTGGCGTTATCTTTGCGGATAGTAGGAATCAAGACATCAAGCGTTGGCTTTGTAATCGCCTGCGCCTCATCAATCCAAAGAATATCAACGCCTTCCATTCCCTGAATGTTAAACGCGCCTTGCTGTCTAAACCCTCGAAATGTGACTTGAGAGTTTTTGGTGTTGTGCTTGACCGAACTTGAAAGGATTTCGTAATTAAGCTGAAACTTACGAATAAGATCAGCCATTAAAGCATAAACTGATTCGCCGATTGTATTCTGAGTCTCACGGCCGCAGACGACACGGACGTTGTAACGATTGGCAAGATAAAGAATAAACCGCCCAATAGCATTCGTCTTCCCGCCACCTCTTCCACCCTCAAGCAGAAAATAACGGTAATCATTAAACTTCTCAATGACAGGTAGAAGCTTAACTGGGATATTCAGGATTTCAGGAAGCTCAATTGTTTCCAACTAGATCCTCTTGGATATTACCGATGTTGTATTCCAAAGGCTTGATGCCAATCTTGATTACTGGCATGTCAACTACATGATTGATGTTGCCTTGAATCTCTTGCGGAAGATCCTTAACACTGAGCGCGAGAGCAACCTTTATCTTATTGTGGTCACTAAACTTGTGGAAATTATCACGAAGATATTCCCACATCTTTGCAAGCACATCATGTTTGATGGAAAGTTCTTTAGGTCCGCGGTTCATAATTCAGAAGAGGTGCATCGAGGCGGGAAAGAAAAAGGGCCGCAAAGAGAATTTTCTCTTTAAACGGCCCCGCTTATAAAGACACTCCGCCAGGATGTGCCCAAGTGGTTGGTCCTCTCAAGACACTGATCTCTGGCGGAGATTTATTGGTTGTATTCTAGAACAAATTAATTTTGTTTGTCAAGTAAAACCTTACAAGAGAATGGGCATTTTCCCTTCTCGGCAGGCTTTGAGCATATCTAGAGATTCTTTTTCTTGGCCTTCAACCATATTTTTTTCAGCTAGATCTAGATAATAATCTGATTCTTTTATGTTGTTAATAAGTCTTAGGCAGGTAGAGATATTTACAAGCAATTTAAATTCATTCGGAGAAATCATTCTTGCCATCACCCAAAGAATTAGAGCTTCTTTAAAGCTTTGGCTATGGAACCTCTTCATTGCGCGACAATGCCATGCCCACCATGCGTGGGGATCTTCAATAACGGCAAGCTCTGTGATAATGTATTCATCTGAATACATGCAGAGCGTGTACCAGGTGCGGGTAGCGTAGAATACAAAGAAAGCGGTAATCAGGATTAAAGAGAGCATAGAATTTGCGCCAGTGCGTACATCAGAAATACGTTAGGGAGTGCTACGAATCTCTCAGCAATCTCCTGAGTTGAGCGATACAAATTGCAAAATGGGGCGATTGCTATAAAGAAAGCAAATAGCGCCCAGGCTAGAGAATTCCAGCCATGGGTCGATACATACCAAATCCACCCGGCAATCCCGGTAAATCCAATCCAGAAATAACGGTCAAAGGTATAGCACTTATGTTTCATGCTGCCCGCGGCCGATTGTAAGAAATTGTGGTAGAACGTGAGCCTGAAAGGAATCAAAGCAAAGATCAGATAAAACCCAAAGGTCTTTGTAAATAGGATTAACTTCTTAGGGTGGATGATCTTATCTTCCGTAAATGTCTCTGTGGTCTGCTTATATTTCACAGCCTTCGTCCAACGCTTCCTATACCAC